CCCTGTGTTGCTCCACTAGCTGATCCAGATGAAGCTGCCGTTAATCTTCCTTGTGCATCAACTGTGATGCTGGAATTAGTGTATGATCCTGCTGAAACGGCTGTGTTTGCTATATTCAATGTCGCAGCACCACTCGTTGCTCCGCCACTTAAACCTGTTCCTGCTACGACAGATGTAATGTCACCTGTAGTCGGTGTCGCCCAAGCTGGATTTGCTCCTCCGCCTCCGGTAGTCAAGACATCGCCAGAAGTACCTGCCGATAATCTAGTTGGTGCTCCTGAAGCTCCGTAATAAAGTATGTCTCCTTGAGTGCCATCTTCGAGCTTGGCTAGGGTAACAGCGTTTGCCGCTATCGTAACGGCTCCAGCATTGGTCATTGTCACATCACTTGACAGTGATGCAGCAGTAAATCCTGTGCCATCTCCAATTAAAATTTCTGTTGTAGCAAGTGCGAGATCGGATGGTACTCCACTGGAGTTGGCGTTTCTTACCTTAATGGTATTAGCAGCCATATCAGCGAGTTCGGCATTCGCCACACCTGCATCCTTGATTGTTATGTCTCCTGCTGAAGCTGCGAAATTATCTGAACTGAAACTTGCTGCTCCTTTTTGACTTGTTGAAGAATCCTGTATGGCTATTGTAACAGAGCCAGATGATCCTCCACCAGTAATAGGGGATGTAACTCCCACATTCGTAATATCGCCAGTTGTCGGAGTTGCCCACGCAGGGTTAGCTCCAGATCCTCCAGAAGTTAAAACATCTCCTGATGATGATGCAGCAGCTAGTCGTGTCGGTGCGCCACTTGCAGCATAATATAAAATATCGCCTTGCGTTCCATCTTCTAATTTTGCCAATGTTACTGCGTTGTCGGCAATCGTAACTGCTCCTGCGTTTGTCATCGTGACATCACTAGACAGACTTGCTGCCGTGAAGCCAGTTCCATCACCAATCATTATTTCGGTGGTCGCCAATGCCAGGTCAGAAGGAACGCCACTTGAGTTTGCATTTCTTACTTTGACAGTATTGGCTGCCATATCGCCTAGCTCTGCGTTTGCAATCCCTGCATCTTTAATACTAATTGCGCCAGATGAGGCAGAAAAATTATCTGATGAAAATGAAGCTACACCTTTTGCCGATGTACTTGCGTCATCACCTGCGACAGTCAGGGTCTGTCCTGAAGCCGTTGTTGTAATTCCGCTTCCACCTGCGATGTCGAATGATTGTGAATCCAGGTCAACGGATGATGATCCACTATCTCCTTCAAAATCTAAATCTTGATGAGTAACTGTATTGGCAACCGTAGCTTTTTTCAGAGCTGAATCAGTCGCATCCCATATCAGCATATAGTCATTGGCTGAATCTATGCTTGTGATCGTTGTTTTCGCACTTACGGTTGTTGCCGGAATGTTGGAAGTCGCAATGTTCGTGTAAGGAGATCCCAGATAAACATCGACTGTCGCATCGGAAGCCGAGATTGATCCAGAATCAAAAGTAAAATTAATTGTCGTATTCGTTGAAAAACTTGATGAAGCTATAAATCCGTAAATGGTTCCAGTATTAGATCCTACAACCTTGCACCGCCTGTTTGCGTGATGTGCCGTTGTGACATCGGTAGAAGCCACTGTTACAGCCGTTGCACTGGAATAGGTGAAAGTACAAGCTCCGTCTCCGTCTCCTACGATGAACCACTCCTTGTCATTCAGATAAGTTCTTAAATCAGATAATTCATTCCTGATGGCGTTGTTGACCGTGCTTGGAGGACAACCTTCGGCAATGTTGATCGAATTGATCGTACTATTGCTGTCGGCTGTGGTGCTGTAATTTGATACTGTCATTATTGTAATTCCTTATATTTCTTTTGTGTTTGTTCCTTATCTTCTACCAATGCTCCCTCTTTAGCTAATGGTGAAAGCAATAATCTCCAATTTCTTTGATAAGCAGGAGTATTTGCCAGTCTAACCATAATATCTATTGAATTAGGAGAAGTAATAATTTGTCCTAGTTTATCCCAATCTTTATTTGCAACTAAAGTATCAAACCAAGCAAAAGGAGTTCCAAGATTTAATTTACCAAGTTTTGATCCCATACCTTCACTTGTTTGAAGTGCTTTAGCTGTAATGGACTCTCCACCTGAATATTTGGAGGTTGCCTCCATTGTATCAATGAATGCCTTAAAACCTTTAATGACTTTATTCGGATCTTTTCCTTGTGCGTTAGCCACTCCTCTTAAAATAGCTTCAATTTGTTTTTGTTTGTTGCTAGTTCCATAAAAGGCATTTTTAATTGCACCACCCATACTTTCGCTAATTTTAACTTTGCCCAAAACTTCACTAAATAATGTCTGTGCCACTTCAGGAAATAATTTTTTATCAATTTTATTTAACTGCTTTGCAAGTGAACTAACTGAAACATAATCGTTCTTTCCTAACAAAACTTTTTCAAGCAAACCCATTGTTGCTTCTTTTCCTCTAATATCCAAAGCTGCATCTAAAGGAGCAACCAGTCTATTGAAAAGTTTTTGATAAACTTTATTTCCTTGTTCATAGCCGTCAATTTGCTTTAAAGCTACATCTACATAACCTTTGATCTCTTGAAGATAACCTGCTTCTTTTGGATTGGTAATTTTAAATCCTTTAATATCCTTGAACAAACCTTGTGATAACGCTTGTAATGCTATTTGATCCTTGCCCTTTATTTCATTAGCCATACGAACTAGAGCTTTAGATTTGCTTGATTCTATGCTTGTGGATTTAGATAATTTAATTAATGTTTCATACACATCATTGGTTGCTTGTGTTCCCACAAGAGAGGCATCAAAATTTTTATAACCTGTTTTTCTTGCGTGAGCATTAATCTTTTTCATCAAGCCATCTCTTGCCTTTTGAATGCTCTGCACCATATTTTCAGTAACATCAAGGTATCGGAGATTTCCTGCACCAAAAAAATCATTAACAAATTGTTCTGATTTTTCTGAAAGAACTAATTGCCTGTTATTCAATCCTAAAAAGTATTTTTTTCCTTTGTCCGATTGAGCAACAAGTTTTGCCAATTTAATTAAAGATTTATCGCCTGTTGCCTGTGCAAGAGCTTCCACTCCCAATAAAGGAATGTTATTCTCTTTGGCAAACTGCATTAATTGTTTTGCATCTTTAATTTTACCTTGTTGCAAAGCATACTTAACGCTGTCATTGAACTGGTTAATGATTTTAGGATTTCTTACTCCTGCTGCCAAAGTTAGGGCAAAATCAAGTCCTAACGATCCAACCAAAGCGTGTGTTTCATCAATGCCAATTGCCTTGAGTGCTTCATTAACACCACCTGCAAAACCACTTATTCTCGATGCTGTTTTGCCAAATGGAAATCCCATACCAAACCATTCAGCAGGTGTAGATAAAATCTCTCCTGCCTTCGTTTCGTATTCATTTGTTGGCATTCCAAGTGCTTCATTAACAGCATTATAGTATTGGTTTTTCCATTCAGGACTATTAGGGTAAATGCCTTTCTCTAATAATCCCATTTTAATTTCATTTTGTTTTCCTTGCGAGAGTATTCCTTCTTGTGCTTTAAATGCAGTTCCTTGTGTTGGACTTTGAAAAAATGACTTTGCTTCTGAATAACTTGGCAAAAAAGGAATATCTATATGCTTTGCTTGTTGGTCAGGATGCGCTAATCCTAACTGTTTAGATGCAAAATTTTTACCCATACTTAAAAGATTAATAAGACTCTCCGGCATCGAGGGTACAGTTGATATTGCTGAAGTTCCTGCTTCTTTTACAAGCCTCCCTGCATCCGAAACATAATCTCCTGCTGTTTCAGTAATGGCACTGAACTTGCTTTGTTTTTTTTCAGTGGTAAAACCATCTGAATCAACATTTTCATTTTTTTTCTTTTTCCTTGTAGTTGTTAATTCACTCATTGATTATGCCTCAATGTATAAAAAATGTTCTTTGCCATCAATGACAATTGTAAATTCTAATGTTCCATCATCAGCAACACCAGTATATTTAGCTTTAGGATATTTGCTTAAAGTTTCTTCAATCTTTTTTGTACTATCCACATATTCTATATCGTTTTCTTTGTAGAATGCTTTTATTTCGTCTTTAATGTCTCCAGTAAATAATTGATTCTCTTTTCTAAATTTTTCTTTTTCTTTATTCCAAGCTAATTCTAAAGCATAACCAGAAAGAGGTTTTTCTCCTCTTGCTTTTCTTTCTTCGCTAATTGCATATTGTTCACTTAAAAAAGTTTGTAATAAATTGTTTTCATCTATTGTTCTATTATTCATTGATCTTGCCATATTGATAATCAATTGATTACCAAGAGGGCTATTGCCTATGTTGGCAGAGATTTTCATAAAGTATGCCATCTCTCTGTCGGATACAGCACCTTTGGTTTTTTGAACTTGTTGCATAACAAATCGACCTGCAACAGAATTTAATGCTTGTGTAGCACCCATATTGGCTAAATCTAAACCAGATAAATCAAGTCCTAGACTATCTGCCCATCCTTGAATATCAGATAACAATTCTGATGTTTTTCCTGTTTTTGCCAATTCAGATAATTGTTCAAATCTATTCAATGCTTGATTATCAATATCTGCTGCTGATGAAATATTGCCAATATTAGTTATAGTTTGACTAAAATCCTTACCTCTTCCTTCAAAAAAATCTTCTGTTCCTTTACCTTCAGCTTCCACAGTAACATTAGAAGTAACATTAGTGCCACCTGAAGTTATCATCTCTGGTTTTCTTTTATTTATGTTAAATCTAACAGGAGCATCTGGAGGTAATCCCCATTTTGCTTTTTCAGCAGCATCCATAGGTCTGTATGTATCTGTGGTTTTTCCTGATGGCTGATAATTCTTATAGATTTGACTTTGAACTAAAAGATTGTTCATTAATTCTTGTCTTTCAGCAAGAGCTTTGGCATCTGCTGCTGTTTCAGCTTCGCCTGATCTTTTTGTTCCTAATGCGAGTACCTGACTAAAGGGAACTGGAACATCCGAATAGCCACTACCCTCTAAAAGACCTTGTTCCATTCCTCTTCCTTTTGGCGAGACAATGTAGTTCAGCAGGTTTGATCTCCAGTTCGGAGGTGTGTCCACCGCACCAGTTTTATTTCCTGTTGTGATTGGAGACGGAGGCATTCCACTTTTTTTGCCTGTCGCTTGATCGGAATATGATCCACCCAATTGATTAAATAACTTATTTCTAAAAAAAGGACTGCTTATTTCCCTTGTTTGAAATGGAGCTGTGTTTAAAGCACTAAAATTTGGATTTAATCTGGATACTCCTTGCATAAAAGAGTTTTGAAGAACAGGAGCTGTTCCTCCTTTATTAAAGTCAACAGTTGTATCAAAACCATAAAGCACTTCATCTTGTGGCGATCTGCCACCATACAAGTCTGTGCCTCTGCTTTTCTTTAACTGATCTAAATAAAAATTTGCCATTACGCAAATGCTCCCAGAAGTCCGCCACCGATTGCACCAAGACCTAGATTTTGTCCTGGAGTAATTAAGTTAGCCAAGTTAGCTCCTTCCATCGCACTGCCAAGCAGTCCGCCTAATTGATTTCTAAAGACAGGCTTGGTTGTTGCCGTTGTCTGTGGAGCGGAAGCTCCTATTGATGCCAGGTATTCCCTTAACTTGTAATACGGTTTTTGCTGTTCAAAATCAAAACGAGCCATAGCATCCTGTATCTTAGCCATTTCCATAGCCTCTTTGGTCTGACCAACTCCGCCCAGTGCCTGTATGTCCTGGTAGTCGGCTGCCGCCAATTGTGGAGCAAGTTGCGTTGCTTGGAACATCTTGTCTCGTTCAGCTTGAAAGTTTGGTGCATAGACCTTGTTTGCCAAGTCACCTAACTCTCTAGCCAATACTGATTGATTCGCTGCCGATCCCAACCTTCCCGCTTTTGAGAATTGTGATTGAACGCCTGAAGTAACGTCTCCAGCCATTTGTTCGTAGAGTTGGCTTAAATATGGGTTGCTGCTTGGATCTAAATAGTTTCCTTGTAAAATCTTATTAATCTCGCCCTGTGAACTCGCCAGAAGAGGGTTGTTTAATGATCTTGCACTCGCCAGGTTCAAGGCTGCCGTTGTCTCAGGTGCGAAATCAGTGTAAGTCTGGCTTGGGAAGTAGTTAGGCGTGGTTGACTGAAATAAATCTTGTGCCTGACCAACCGCTTCGGTTAAATAAGGTTTTACAAATTCAGACGGCTCTGTAGCTGTCGTAGTTGTTATGTTCTGGGGATTACTGCCCTTTGACATTATAGCTCCTTAGTAAATAAATAAATTTTTTGTTCATATCCTTTTAATTTTCTTGTCCATCCCTTGCGACCTGCGACTTCTATCGCATCGCATTGGTTGTATTTTGCAAATTGTTCAATTTCTTTTTGTATCGGCTCCAGCCAATTGTTCATATTTTCTCCTCCTGCAAGAAAATATCGTAGTATCTTTTTTTGAGGATACTGGGCGACTTCCGTCACTACAGCACTCTCCACCCTGTCCTCCCAACTGATGAACAGTTGGAATCTGGTTTCCATCAAGCCGTCTAAAATGTCCTGTGCCTTGTAACAGTCATCAAGAGCTTTTTTTATTAGCGGCTCAACCTCGTTCCAAATGATGAATAAGTCCTCTGGCGGTACTTTTACGATCATCCAAAAATGACATAACCGAAAGTCTGGTCAGTGTTGGCTGAACTTGAATGCGTCAGCGTGGCTGATCCTTCAATCCTGGCTGACACATATAAGTTTGCGTAAGCCGTTGAAGCATTAGCCGTAGTAGGCATAAAAAGAATGACAGACCCGCTTCCAATTCTCTCATCCGTGAGAACGGTTGTCGTGGCACTAGCCGTCAATGTTGCTGATCCCGTGCTGTTGACCTTTCCTGCGATGGTGTTGTTCAATGCAAGGGATATCATCCTTAAATGCACTGACTGGTCAGGTACGGACAGTGGCACTGTCTTATAGGAACTTGTCGCCACTATCTTTTTCCTTCCGGTTTAGCTTCAACTTGCACACCGGACAGAGTTGTAAAATTACCTGAAGCAATGACTCTTATGCGGTGATACCTGCTCGTTGATCGAAGAGGACAGTCACCGTTGTTTGATCTTTCACTCACAGCCGTTCCAACCGTCACTGCGTCAGCTTGGGAGGAACGAGTGATGGGCGTTGCCGTCACAGTTCCAGAATATCCGTTCACATCGACAATGGGCGTACAGTTGATGAGGGTGCTTCTCTTTCCTTCCGCACCTTCAAATTCCTTTGTGTCAATTGTGGCATCGACATTAGTTCCACTGAACTTGCCGAACTTGTGCGAGGAATTGAATCCACTCAGACCAATCAAGCCGTCTAACCAGCGATACGAGTCCAAACTGTAAGGAAGCGTGTCAATGGAAGATGAAATTTCATCGAGAGCTTCAAGCGTGAACGCCTCTTGTGCTGAAGTGCCTAAGTATTCTAAATCAATACTTGCCGTACTCCATTTATTAACCGCATAGTTAAAGACTAATAATTTATTGTTTAATGAACTTGCTCCAGTCGCACCATCTCCTCGATACGACCAAACAACCAAGCTGTTATTCGGATCGATTGCGGATGTGATGCCGTCAATGTTTGTTAAAAGATCGCTATAAAAGAAATCATCTATCTTGCCGTTTCCAATTGGCTCTAGCTGCTGTCCGCCTGTCAGTTTATAAAAACCGTCATCAGCCAGGAAGAAAATCATATTGCCGAATGAGGCAACTGAACGAGGAGCAAATGCTCCAATGTTGTCTGCGATCTTATTAAAGGTAAAGATCAATGGAGATCCTGTATAATCCGCCCTGTAAATTGCTCTTTCAAAAAAGATGGTTGCAAAATCCTCACCACCGACAACCGCTTGAATTTTTCCGTGAGTTCCAGGTATCGTCTGATAACCGGATTGAGTTGCCGTACTCGCAGTCCAGTCGGAGCTGTCATTAAGTGCTGACCATTTTACCCGTTGAAAATTCGTTGTGAATTTTTGCAGTTTGTGTGTTTCCGATCCGCCTGTAGCCGATAATGTAATGGCAGTTCCTGCCACTGCATTAGCGTTGGTTGTAGCCAGTTTGATCGTGTCAGCGTCAACCTTGATGACGTAATAAGTGTCGCCATCCGTAAGATTCGTAAGTGCCGTATTTCCGTTCCTGTCATAGACAACCGTGTTTCCAGTCGCCCATCCGTGAGCAGTGATCGTTATTTCATTGCTTGAAATAGCATTAGAATCAAAATCTTCTGCCGTTTCAATTTCCTTCGTGTACCCTGCAAAGACAAAATCTCGAACCGTGCAGATATACTTTGCGTGTATGGTGCTGATGAGGTCTGCGAACAAGCTGCTCGAAGTTTCATCATAATACTGAATCGGATCTGCGTAATTGGTCGCTATGACCCTGCTTCCAAACTGCGTGAATGACCAGAAATCCCGGTCATTCTCCGTTGTGGAGTTTGAGTAGTTTCCTGATTTTGACTTGTCATTGAACGTCTGCGTAGAATCATACTGATACAGTTTTGTCGTGTCACCCGCATAGTTGGTTGATCCTGTAGAGGAAAACGCTGTGAACAGTCCTACGGCAGTCGTTCCTAAAGCGTTGGTGCTTCTCTCGGCAAAATTGGGAAATCCCCTGTAGCCTACTTTGGCAGGGATGACTCCATCCACCTTGATAGCACCTTGATTTTTATAAGTCGGAAGATCGGCAAATAATTCACCAAACTCAATCATTTACACCACCATTTTAGCTGACATATTCAAAGGCGCACCGGATGTCCTTCCTTGTGAAGATGACAGGTTGGCGGATTTAACTCCCTCCTTGTACAATCCCGCCCAGACTGGCAGTCTTTCATCCTGCATCAAAAATGGTGCTGATTCAGCCAGTGATCCGTATAAATACAGATCAGGATAATTCGTTAAAATATCATTCGATGTATTAGAACTTGATAAGGCAGTTAATTTTTTAAATATTCCTAATTCTAAAACATTAGCTGCATCAGGTTGGAATCCCAGATAAATTTTCGTTCCTAAAATAGTGTAGTAGCGTGGCGTTCCAGATCCTTCTCCCGCATTATACACTCTGAACAAGTCAGGCGGAGACATATAATCCAGATAGGTGTAAGGGTTGGACTGCCAGGTGACAAATCTCATCTCCAGATAGCCGGTAGGCAGATCATAGCTTTGAGTGCCTGACACGGTAGTGGTTGAAACATCATCAGATTCCATCTCCCTCACCCTTAAATCCCTTGCGTGTCGTGCTTCCGCCAAGTCAATGAACGTGTCAATGTTGTCCGTGAGGTCTGACCTGTTCAAATAGTTGGCAATCTCCGTTTTAAGATTTGCGTAGGTGTCTAACGCCATTATATGTTTCCTTGATAAATTCTAAAATATCTGTTGTCTGGATCATTGATCCATTTTTTAAATCGTGGCTTGTCCAAAATTCTTCCTGCGTTGCTCATAATTCCTTGTTGAGCCAGTTGCTGAACGACAATTAAGGGAATGGAGGCAACCTTAGTCATTCCTGCGTGTTTTCCCAACTCGCCTCTCATCCTCAACGCCTGGTTGCCTAAATTGGATTCTTTTTTATTTTCCTCCAAAATGGGTTCCACATCCTGAATGTCCTCAAAATGATACTTGTTTTCTGACTCGTCAATGTGCATTCGAGTTTTTAAAGTTGATTTGCTTTTTAGCTCGTCAATCCACAATTTTTTTGTCATAATTAAATAAGTTCAGTTGCGAACAGACTTCCTGAAACTGATGCTTCCCTGATGGCTGCGATCTTGTCGCCACCGTTCACCTGCACATAAATAACCGTGTCTTTAGGCAGAAATGACAGGCTTGTCGTAGCTACAGGAACACTCGCAATATGAAAGTGACAACCTGCGGTTTTTGCACACAACATCACAACACTTGTGGTGCTTCCAAAAGCGGTTGATGACGCTACTGAAGAATCAGTAAAGTCAACCTTGTGTGTCGTGCCGGGTCTGCCGTGAAATGTTTGTGGCATAACTGATCCTATCTTCTAATGACAAAAGTTATGATGCACTCACAAGCTGTGGAAGATCCACCGTCAGTAATCATTTCAATCGCCTGACCTTCAGCGACATAGTTGGCTCCTGAAGGAGTCGCTGAATCAACGTCTCCTGCTGCCGAACCTGATTGTGTCACTGTGATGCCACCGCCTGTCACTGCCGTTCCCGCAAGTTCAAATGAAAGTGCAGCGTCAGCAGTTGTTATCGCATTCTTGATGGAAGAATAAATTTTAATAATTCTGCCTTCATCCGGTGCGGTTACAAATGTGCTTCCTGACGAACTTATGTCCGTGATTTTTCCTGATAGGAAATAATCGTTTAATGTTCTCATTGTTTTTTTCCTCTTTATCGTTCCGATGTTTTCACATCTTCAATAAAAAAGAGGGCGAACTAACTTCACCCTCCTTAAAATATAATTAAAATTACGCAGTAAGATTAAAGATTCCGAAAGAAGAATTAGGATTCTTTGCTTCCAAAGTCCATTCCGCTAACATTAGTCTTTTATCGTTATCGCCTGTCTTGCCAAGAACGGCAGTTTGGAATGGTCTTAGATAAGCAATACCCCAGTATTCCATATCAAGGATGTCCACCCTGTTTGCGTTTTGGTGTCTGTCAGGCACAAAGCTCACTTCTGAAAAATCACTTACATACACATCAACTGCTCCGATGACTCTTTTGTCATCAGCGTTTTGAAATGATGTAGCAATTCCATTAAAGCCAGAAGCGATTTGCTTATGACTTGCAGACATAAGGACTACCTTTGGATTGCCACCAAGATCGTAGCATTTTTTCAAACCTGCTTTAAGCAGACTTTCTGTAAATGTACGATTAGTGCCACCCGCAGGTGCTGTGCCTCCTGTTCCTACTGGATCGGCACTCAAGCCGCCATCAGAAAAGTTTGCTGCAGCCGTTCCAGTACCAGGAATGTTTCCACCATAATAAGTTGAAACTGATCCTGATTCTCTAGCTGTTCCAGATGATCCTGCAACCTTTGCATTATCAACTGCGATATTTGCGTATTCAATATCTCTTTTTAGTTCTTTACCGACTTTCGCCATTTGGTATGCAAGTTCGTCTCCTCTTCCTGCATTCTTAACAACTTCGTCAGTTCCAGATACACCAACAGCTTTTGCGGTGATCTGTAAGTAGTTAGAAAGTCTAACGGTTGCACTTCTAGAATCTAGA